GCGGTTGCAATCACCACGAAAGGCTGAGGGAAAGCCGGTACTGGTGTCCATGATGATACTGGTTGGCGATGATGGCAACCCGGCGCGGTGGTTCCTGAGCGAGTACACAAAAGGCGAAGGAATGCGCCCGGCAGACTTGTCATTGCATAAGGATATGTTATAATCAAAACGACTAGAACAAACGTTCCCAGTTTGATTGAGTGAGATATGAGCAAAAATTTGATATACATCAAGGCATTGGATGACTGGCAGCTAGAGGTGCGCGGAGTACCCTATGGCGGCCCCAACGGGGGTAGGGACGCTGACGGCGAGTATTTTGACGCATCGACTAATCTGCATGATGACAAGTTCGCGTTGCCGCCCGTTGTGTACTATCACGGTTTCGGCCCGAACGGTGAACCGCTTGGCGACCCTGAGTTTATTGGTAAGACAACGGGAAGTGAAAAACGATCTGACGGGGTTTGGTACAGGGTGGTGCTAGACAAGACAAGTCAACTAGCACAGCGGGTTTGGCAAGCCGCAAAAGACGGGCTAGCGCGAGCGTCGAGCGGTTCGATCAATCATCTAGTGCGCATTGCCAAAGACGGGCATATTTTACATTGGCCCGTCGCCGAGTTATCTGTTTTCGACATTGGCGATGGACGGCGGCCTGCGAACGGGTACGCTGTTGCGTTGCCGGTGATGAAGAGCATCTATAAGCAAGCCGGTATCGAAATGCCGGAAATCGCAGAACCAGAGGCCAACGGCGGAGCAGGTGAAAACCTGGCCAAGGCGGCGAGCGACAACCAGCAGGACGAGACCATAAACAACTCAAACGTAAAACACATGGAGAAAAACAAGATGGACGAGAAAGAACTTAAGGCGCAGCTCGAAGCCGCAAAAGCCGCGGGGCGCGCAGAACATGAGGCCGAAATCGAAGCTGAAAATGATCGTCTGGCCGAAATCGAAGCTGCCAAAACTGAGGCCGTCAAAGCCTACAAAGAGCAGCAGGAAAAAGAAGCTGAAGACAAAGAGAAGGCCGCCGCCAAAGGCCGCCGACTGCCCGACAATGTTACGATTGCTAAGCATTCTGAACTGTGGAAATATGATAATCTCAGCTCAGAAGATCAGGCCGTTTTGGTGGGTGTATTGGACGCTGCCAAACGTGGCGGCGATAGTCGCAACGGGGCATCCGAATCTGCGAGAAAGGCACTCGCTGTCAAACTGGCCGAGGACAAGGGCCGTGTTGGCGAAGTTGGCCGAAAGGCGATGAAAGCCGTTGGTATCAAGGCAGACGAAATCCAGCAACAGGATTTGACCAGTTATGGCGATGAATGGGTAGGCGTGGCCTACTCGCAAGCACTGTGGGAAGCCATCCGTGCCGGCACTTTCGTCGCCGCCAATTTGCCCAGCATTGAAGTTCCTCCTGGGCATGAGAGTATCACGATCCCGCTGGAAAGCGGCGACCCCACTTTTTACAAAGTGGCCGAGGTTACCGATACTCAGACCAGCGGATGGCCCAACACCACGATTACCAGCTCGCAGATGGGAACGGCCAAGAAGTCGTTGACCCTCTCGAAAATGGGCGCTCGCGTTTTGTGGTCTGGCGAACTGGAAGAGGATTCTCTGATTCCGTTCGTGGCACAGTTGCGCGCTCAGTTAGAGAAGGCTGGTGCGGAGCAGTTGGAACACGCCATTATTGACGGCGATACCGCTACTGCCGCAAGCACTAATATCAATGATATTGCAGCCACTGGCGCGCAGGCCGGTACAGAATTGCACCTGCTTTTCAACGGTTTCCGCAAATCGCCGCTGGTGACAACCACGGCCAACAGCCGTAGCGCCGGGGCGTTGACTGTTGAGGACTATCTGGAAACCGTGAAGCTGATGGGCGCTGCCGGGCTAAATGCTGCTGATGTGACTAAGGTCGCGTTTATCGTTGATCCCAACGTTTATTGGAAGTCGCTCGAACAGGCGGAGTTAAAAACTCAGGACGTTTGGCAGCAAGCCACGCTGAAAGACGGCATGTTGGCGCAGTTGTGGGGGTACGATCTGTACCGATCATACTTTATGCACTACAAGAGCGCTGTCCGCAAGGCCAATTCCAGCGGCAAGGTCGATCAAGACTCCACTGCAAACAACAGTACCGGCTCTATTTTGGCCGTACGTTGGGATCAATGGCTGCTTGGCTTCCGTCGCCGGATGACGATGGAAACCACCCGCATTGCGCGCGCTGACGCTACCGAGATCGTGGCATTGGCCCGGCTCGGACTGGCGCAACGCGACACAGAAGCGGCTGCGATTTCCTACAACGTCACTGTTTAGTTAGTTAGTTGACCAGGGGGTCACTGATTAAGTGACCCCCATAAACCTTGAGTCACCTGACAGCAGAAATGCCGAGGTGAAAGGACAGAAAAAAAATGGGCGATACCTATGTTTTGAGAAAGGGCGTTGCAGACCCGACCGATTTGGCCGGGGTGACTGCTACCGCCGCTGAGCTAAATATCATGGATGGCTGTACTGCTACCGCCGCTGAAATTAATGCCGTTGCAGATATGTCCGGGCAGGTAGTTGCGCCCGCGACCGGCAACCTGTCATTAACGGCGGCTACGCATGGCAATCGTGTTGTTTACTATGATGATGCTGACGGTGTTATCACGTTGCCAGCCGCAACCGGTACAGGCTACCGATATACTGTCATTCTTAAAACCGCATTTACGGCCGGCTCAATCAAGGCCGCATCCGCGTCTGATAGTTTCTTGGGCGGCATTGTTGGCGTTGATGATGATGCCGACGCCGCTTATGCCTGGAAGGCGGAAACGGATGATGACACGATTACCGGGAACGGAACGGCCACGGGGGGCAAGGTAGGGGATTGTTACGAGTTTATCGATCTCGCTACCGGCTTGTTTTACGTGAGTGGTTTTATCACGCAAAGCGGCGGATCTGAGGCGACACCGTTTAGCGCTACTGTTAGCTAGTGGTTATATTTGTCGGTTTTGCAAACAAAGACTTCACCAGTCTCCCCGATGGTGAAGTCTGGACAATCAACCACGGCCACAAGTTCGGTTTCAGGATTGACCGGCTATTCGAGCTACACCAGAAAGATAATCTCGAAGACCCGAACTGCTATACAAAAGAAACGCGTGAACTGCACATTAAATTTCTGAGAGCGCCGCATGACTTCCCCGTCTACATGCAGGCGAGTTGCCCGGAATATCCGGCCAGCGTTGAATACCCGCTGTCCGAGGCATTGAAAATCACCGACGACAAGCGCCGCTTTGCCAGTTCGTTCGATTACATGGCGGCGATGGCGATCATCGAAGGTGTGGACACAGTGTATATACACGGCTTCGCAATGGACTATTACGAGACCGAGTATCGCTATCAGAAACCCAACGCGCTGTACTGGATCGGGCGCATGGAGGGCGCAGGCATTCGGGTTCATGCTGATGATCTATTTCCCGAAGCAAAATTATATGGATACGAGCAGGCGCAAATGGTAGGCCGACACACGCTGGAAGAACATAAAAAACGCTACGAAAAACAGTACGCTAAATTTCTGGCAGAGGCTAATATATGGCGGGGCGTTTTTCAAGAGCGCAGCCAAAGCGGCGGCGACATAAACGAAGCCGCTGCCGCCGTCAGGAGTTATGAGTATTCGGCTGCCGGAGCACAGGCAGCGGCAGATGCAATCCAGAACCTGATTGACGTCTGCGATTTGAGGGAAGCATGACAATGCTATCATCCGATATGGCGGTAATTGCAACGGCGGCATATACGAGCATAGCCGATAAAGCGCCGATAAAGCCGCCTAAATTGTATGTAAACGGGTTCCCGAAATCAGGCTTGCATTTGGCCGAGCGCATGGCCGTGGGGATGCTTGCACCACTCAATGCTGATAATAATTGGTTCGGGACAAATGCCTGGAAAACTGAGCGTCACAATTTGGCGCAGGCCGCCATTGTTTTGGGGGCATTGAGACCAGGGCAGTTTATAAAAGGGCATTCTGGATATTTGCGAGCATTGGAGGCCCTTTTAGTTGGCCTGGGTATAGGGATGGCACTTATATACCGTGATTTGCGCGACGTGGTTGTTAGTCAAGCGTATCATGTCACCAGTGATAATCCTGACCTAAACCACCCAGGCACTGAATATTTTCAATCACTGCCAGACAGAGAGGCGGTGATGCTGGCGATTATCGAGGGCACAGACGAATGGCCGGGAATTATTGAACGATGGAAAACATACGCCGGGTGGCATGATAGCCCGCATGTGCTTGGGTTGCGCTTCGAAGACATGATACATAAGCCTGAGCGAGAAGCCGGGCGCATGTTTGATTATTTGTATCAGTTGTCCATGCGAGATAGCGGAGTATCGGGATTTTTGCAAACTGCCGCAATTCGCAAAGCGGCAATCAACGGGATGCTAACCGAGATGGGACACAAAGAGATGAGCACGACCTATCGCAAGGGGCGATCTGGCGAGTGGAAATATGAGTTTACGCCGCGGCTTGTGATGGCGTTCAAGGCCGCCGACAGGGATAACTGGTTAATGCGCCTGGGGTATGTGGATAGAGAGGACTGGTAGAGATGGCAATAACGAACGGATACGCAACGCTTGCCGAATACAAAGCATACGCCAGCATTGATAGCACTGATGCAACAGACGATGGCGTTATTGAAGATTTGATAGAAAGCGCAAGCCGCTATATTGATGCGCAAACGGGGCGAACGTTTTATGCTCGCACGGAAACGCGTTATTTCAGCGTCCCCGGCAGCCGTGAGCTGCGATTTGATGACGATCTATTGACGATAACAACGCTAACGAATGGAAACGGTACAACGATTGCCAGCACTGAGTATTATTTTTTACCGCGCAACGTATCGCCAAAGTACGCGCTCAAGCTCAAGGAAGGGTCGAGCACCGCATGGTATCCTGACAGCGACAGCAATTATGAGTATGTAATCAGTATCGCTGGCACTTGGGGTTACACAGCAACCAGACCTGACGATATTAGCGCTGCTTGCATGGAAATCACAAAAGCATCTTACGGACGCCGCAAAGGTCAAAATATGCAGGGCGTAGCCAGGGTTACGGCGGCCGGCGTTGTGATAACGCCGCAAGATATACCGGCATCAGCTATGGCAATTATTAAACGATACAGGAAGTACAATTAATGGCGATCAGAACTGTAACGCTGGCCGATAGCATAAGCAAGTTATCGGTATCAAACATTAGTATCAAAGATTTAGACGAGATCAAAGACGAGCTACTGGAACGCGACGGCTGCGTCGTAATGCCAGCGCCCGACTTCATCAGTAACCCGAAAATCCAACGTGATACTTTTGGGAGCGGCTCTGGCGCGAAATGGACATTTTCATACACGCTCACTTACAGGCTATTCTACAAGCCAGTACAGGACGAGCGAGAGCTGAAACGAATCTATCCAACGATGGTAGCGAGGGCGTGTGCGTTTGTTGACGCTGTCGTAGCTAATGACAATCTATCTGGCGCTGAGGATATAGAGTTTGGCGGCTTCGGTGCGTTTGGCGTAGTTGAGGATCCAAGCGGCGCGATGTATTTTGGATGCGACGTGCTGATTAACGTGCAAGAGTTTATTAATTAGGAAGGGCGATATGGCAAAAATAAAAATAGCCGAAAGCGGGCATATTTATTTGGATGATTATGACATTTCGGGGTTTGTTGTTGATTACGAGCTGGTCGGCGAGCTTCTGGCCGTCAGGCTCACCGGCGAGATTGAGATGCCAACAGAAAAGCCAGTGCCAAAAAAAGCGACAGCGAAAAAGGCGGTAAAGCATGAGCGGTAGAACGATTTTGAAACATGCACGTGCCTATATTGACGGATACGATCTGAGCGGATATACGCGCTCTTATGGGCCGCTTGAAGTCGTGTTCGATGAACACGAAGGCACAACGCTAACGGATGGCGTAAAGAATATTTTACCAGGTCATGCCCGGCTTAGTATGGGTACGCTAAACGGCGTTTTCGACAACACTGCCACCAGCGGCATACACACAGTGCTGAGCGCAGCAACGGGAAAGCGCACTGTAATGCTGCCGATTGGTATGCGTGGCGCGCCTGCCGCTGGTGATCCGGTGTTCTGTGGCGAGTTCGAACAACTCGGCTATCTCGAAGAGGGCGAAGGCATGCTGACAGTTAGCGCAGCGATGGGAATGTGGTCTGCTAGAGCGACATCGTTACTATACGATAAGGCGTGGGGGCTGCTATTGCACGCTAAGGCCGCAGCTACCGCCGCCAATTCTACGACGGGCGCAGGTATTGATAACGGCGCCGCTTCTGCATCTGGTGGATATTTTGCCTATATGGTATTTAGCGGTGATGGCACGGCGACGCTATCGGTAGACGATAGCGCCGACGATTCGAGTTATTCAGCATTATCTGGGGCTACCAGTGGATCAATTGATTGTAGCTCTGTGCAATATGGTATTGTTGCGTTGGGTACAACTGCAACAGTGCGGCAGTATTTACGATGGCAAATCGCACTTGGGACGGCAACTACGGTTACGTTTGCAAGTGCTTTTGTGAGAGCGTAGCAACTAATATAGGAGAAAACTATGGCAACACAAACTGGTAGGACTGTTTCAAAATGGACTGATTTTATCGTAGATGACAGCGGCGGCACGTTGCGCTCTATCCCTGTGGATAGTATCAACGGCGTCGGATTGAGTTACGATGAAACCGAAGTGACGGCGTTTCAGGATGCGATCAAGAACGTATTACCCGGACATGCCGATTGTGTAATTAGTATTTCAGGGCCGTTTGACAACTCGGTAGCGGCGGCCGTCGGGACGCTATCCGGGTCACACACTATTTTGAGTGGCATTGTAGGCGGGAATACTCCGCTTTCTCTTGATGTCCAGGTGGGTATCCGGCACGCCTGGGAAAGCGGAGAACCGCAATTTGGGATAACATCGTCTGCGACTAGCGGGTTTATTTGCACTCAGTATAGCGTTGACTTGGACAGCATGAAATACAGCGCACAATTCCGCGTGATGGGTTCGACTGCGCCCGCGTGGGGAACGGCTGCTGAAACCTAAAAATGGCGAAAGTTATAATCTCACCCGTCAAACGGTTTAGTGGCAGCGTAACGCTGAGCGATCCGCTGACGTTTCCGCAGGCGTTAGCGGTAGAAAGTGCTATACGAAAAGGGCAAGCCCTCGGTGACGAAGGGACACACCTACAATTCGACAATGTGCTGCTCCCTGCCGTGCTGGCCTGTGTCCAGGAATGGAACATTGCGGGGGTTGACAATCCCACCCCTGAGACATTTCCGGCCACGCCGCGCACGGCATCTGCCGAGCTAATCGCCTGGCTAATTGGCGAGGTTATGGCGCTATACAAGGACGCCGAAGAACTCCCAAACGAATAGTGGCCGCCGCCTATGCACATGCGGACGGCGGCCCGATAACAAACGAGTTAGAACTACTGAGCCACATCGATAGATTTGGTGTTTATGCTGTGTTGGGCAGGTCGCTTGGAGCTGGAGAGATACGCAAACTGAGGGCCGCCGAAAACGTGGTGAACTACTACGTAGAGCGTGAACGATGCGGTACGGAATGGGCAACCTGGGCAAAGAGCCATCGGCAGAAAGCTGCCGTGTTGGAGTATGCTCTATCCAAAGCAGTCGAATTAGGCTATATAAATGGCGAATCCTAGAATACAGATAATAATTGACGCTCTAAACCTGGCTGGCGATGAGTTAAAAAATCTTGAGAAAGAACTCGCTGGCGTCCAGGAACAAGCGAAAAAGGCATCAAGCGCCGCCGATAAAATGCGTGACAGTTTTGATGCAGTCAAAATGGCAGGCGCGGGTATCATCGCGGGTGGATTTGCACTCAAAAAAGCCTTTGACTTTGCCAAAGAGGGGGCGCAGATCGAACTGGTAGAGACACGCTTTGGCCGGTTAGCCGAAAGCATTGGCACAACTGGCAGCGCGTTGATGAATGATCTTGCTCCCGCAATGGGCGGAATGTTATCAAATGCCGAAATGATGCAAGCAGCCACCGACCTGATGGCGTTGGGGTTGGCAAAAACACATGACGAAGCCGTGAGATTGGCGAGTGTTGCCGGTCAGTTGAATATGAATATGAATCAACTGGTGTTGACGCTGACCAACCAAACAACCATGCGTTTTGATGCGCTGGGCGTTGCGGTGGATGGATTCGACGAAAAAGTCAAGGCGCTTGAGGCTACGGGGATGAGCGCCAATGACGCATTCAACGAAGCGTTTTTGCAGCAGGCCGAGGAGCAGCTTGAAAGAATTGGTAGTGCGGTAGACTCTACGGTTGGAAAAATGCAGAGACTAGAAGCGCATGGTAAAAATGCCCTTGATGGTCTAAAGAGATCAGCCGCGGATTTGCTGGCCGCTGGTTTGTTACCGCTCATGGATGGTTTTGCAGAATTGGACAATGCTCAACGGGGGCTAGTAGACTACTACAGGGGCGCGGCACCAACTTATGAAAACTATATACGTTTACAAGTTGCGCAGGCAATCGCGTCTGGAGATTTGGCAAACAATCAGCGTGACTATATGGTTGCGTTGCTATTATCTGGAAACGTAACCGAAGGCACTGCTAAACAGTTTGATGTCATGTCTCAGGCTACCTGGGAGCTAGCAAACGCGGCGGGCTATGCAGACAAGGCCATGTTAACCTTTGCATTATCGTCGTCATCTGTTGGCGCAGGCTATGCCGAGACAATGGAGGACATGGTTGAAATAACGGGTCGCATGGTAAAAGAGGCTGAATCGGCAGATCAGGCAATGCTGAACTATGCGGGATCGGCAATGGTCGTAAGTCAGGGGCTATCTCCGCTGACGGCGGCGCTGCGCGAGGTTGCCGGGGCTACCGCCGATGTGACCGGGAGTATGAGTAATGATATGGCCGCGGCCGCTCAGGGAATGATCGACGAATTTGATTATATCCAGGCGGGCGGCGTTGAGTTGGCGCAGTTATTCGATGAAATCGGGCGCGCCGAGATAACCCCCAGGGTCAAGCAGGGATTGCTGGACGATGCTTTAATTGCCGCCGTAGACTTTGAAATTGCGCTGGGCAACATATCGCAGAACGAAGGGCTGCGCATGTTGCGCGAGGGGCTTGACCTGAGCTCATGGGATGAAGCTAACATCAAACTAGAGGAATTTCGCACTGAGGGCATGGACGGCCTGATAGCAAAGCTGGAAGAGGCTAATGAGGGCGCGCTTGGCCTAGCTAATGCAAAAATCGTGGAGCTTGCTACCGTTATGCAGGATAATGAGGACGGTATGATCGACTCAGTTGGCGTTGTATCGTCGTCGCTTGAAAGTACGCTAGTGCCACAATTGCGCGATGCCGCTGGTTATGTAAGCTCTATTATCAGCGGCCTATTGCGGTTGTCAGAGATGGGCGGGTTTGATTTGGGATTTAGTCTTGGCGGTGGAGGTGGCGGGGGCGGTGGAGCTACAAATCTATCTCTGACAACCCCAGGCGGGGCGACTATGGGACATAGCGGGTTGGATTTTGTCGTACCGCCTGGGTATCCGAATGATTCATACGGCCCAATTTACGTGGAGAGTGGAGAGCATGTCAACGTAACGCCAGCCAATCAGATGGGTAACCGCGGTGGGTCAATGCAGGCGTTAATTAGCCCGTTTGATATGGCGCGCATGGCGACTGTGATTAGCCGGGCCGTGCGTGACGGCATTCAGATGGGTGTGTAATGGTTGATTTATTCTCACCTGTCACGCAATTTGCCCTTGAAAACGGCAACGGGATACTGTTTGAGAACGGTACAGGATTTTTGTACGAGTATCAGTACGCAGTGTATATCCATGCCTATATTGGGGGGGCGTGGGTTGACCTGACGTATGATACACGCTCGCCCGTTCCCGTTATGGTATCCTACGGAATTAAGGGGTATTCGGTAAAAGAACGCGTTGCATCTACTGGCACGTTGACGTTTGCGCTAGATAACTCAATCCAAAATAGCAGCGGGTTGCTTGGGCATTATTCACCGGATCATACTAACGCGCGCAGCGGGTTCGATCTTGGCGTCGCTGTGCGTATCAACATTGTGGATAATAGCGGGGCTAATTTCAAAATGCGCGGCAAAATTATTGGGATTGAACCAGTGGCCGGATTATATCGCGAGAAATATACGCTTGTTACGGTTGCGGACTGGATGGAGGATGCCGCAACCCACGCACTTGATGGCATTGCGGTACAGACTGACCAGAGGGGCGATGAGGTTGTATCTACGGTTGTGGGTAATATGCCAACTGCCCCGCAAAGCACAAATTATGGCACGGGCATTGAAACACTCGCGTACTCTCTCCAGTCAGAAGATGACGGCAAAACTAAGCCGCTTTCTGTATTTCAGAAAATTACACAGTCCGATATGTCATATATCTATCGTAAGGGAAACACAACAAATGGAGAAACGCTTGTATACGAAACACGCAGACAGCGCGAGAACAACCTAACGCCGGTAGCAACGCTTGACGATACAATGGTAGAGTTAAGCGCAGTGAGAAACCTGGACACATTGTATAAGCAAGTTAATGTGGTGAATCGTCCAGTCGAGATTGATGACTACGCAACAACGGTTCTGGCAACACTACAAAAAGAATTAGAGATACCGCCGGGACAAACTAGAACATTTATTCTGAGATATAGAGACTCAACGGAGCGAGCGCAGAGGGTATCCGGTACTGATATAGTCAATCCGCTGATTGCTGACACCGACTATAAATTTTCGTCATTGCCAGACAGCGAGCTTGGCGACATGAATGCTGATCTTGATATAACTGTCGCACCTGGCGGTAATACAATTGAGATTACAGCGATAAATAATAGTGCACGGCGATCTGGATACCTCAATCCGTGTCAAGTGCGAGGGCGGGGGATTTATCAGTACGATGATGTTACGAGTACCGCCGTGCCCGCGACGGTTGTCGGGAGCCAGGTATTGCAATTTGCGCAACCATATCTGGATAACCCAGTTTCTGGCGAGCGTTTTGCCCGTTGGATTGCCACACATTGGGGGGCAGCCACAACACAGATTGCGACTTGTGAATTTGTTGCAAACTCTAGCGCAGCACTGATGACCGCGGCGGCGACTGTTGAGATCGGCGATTGCGTCTCCATTACAGAGACTGTGACGGGCATTGATAAAAAGTTCCACGTTATGGGCATTGAGTTGACATTGGACTATGGTAAACTGCTATATTGTAGTTGGATATTGCAGCGGACAGACGAAACAGTGTATGCTAAGGTTGACGCTGCAACAGTAGACAGCGGAATCATAGGATTATAAAAATGAGTTGGACAACACCACACAATTGGGCTACGGGCGAAACGATAACCGAAACACTACTTGATGAGATTAGTGATAACTTAACCTATCTCAAGGGGCGCATCGACACGTCTTTGACAAATAAATCCGGTAGCAATTTGCTAACTGGCGCAGTTGTTATATTTGACGTTGATAATAATAATGCGTTTACAACCACGACGGCCACGGGCGACCGCCGCGTTATGGGGGTGCTAACTGAGGACGTAGACAACGACGCGTCCGGAAATGTGCTAATTGGAGGAGTTGGTAGTATCCAGATTGCCGGAACGGTAAACCGAATGGAAGCGCTAGAAACATCCACGACAGCCGGAAAGGCCAGCGGCACAGGGGGGTATACAATGGCGCCGGGCGCGATTGGCTTCGCGTTGCAAAGCGGAACGGACACAACGATTACGGCGCTAATAGCCGTTCGCCATGTGGTTAGCTCGCAACCTGCCAACGGCTATGTATCCGGTGGGTATGGCGTGGCAAATATTCAGGATACAGACGAATATGACCCTGATACCTGGACAAGCAAATCCGCAATGCCTTCTCCAGCTCGCGACGAGCATACTTTTCGCGGCGGCGGCACTTCTCCACTTTTCGCCATTGGTGGCGATAATTCCGGAGCCTTGTCGGATAATGACGAATACGACCCAGATACCTGGACGAGCAGAACCGCCGCGCTTGCGGCGGCGGCGGATTTGCACGGCGGGCACAGCGAGCATTCCGGCGGGCAACTGGCGTTTGACCGGGGAAATGGGAATCTTGACGAATACAGCGTTAGCGGTGATAGCTGGTCAAATAAGCTCGGCAGTGCCAGGGCTAATGTTGCCCGCGGTGCTGGGCTAGCCGATGGCAATATGTATGAGTTTGGCGGGGACGTGGGCGGTTCATACGCCATTGATGACGTCGATGAATATGATTTTTCCGGTACTTTTACGTCAAAATCTCTTATGCCGGGAAATAGAGAGTGGTTGCACGGCGGGGCAGTCGATAACACGACTATAATAGCACATGGCGGCGAACGTAGCGGTGTAGGCACGTATGATACAACTTTTTTGTACGACCCAGATACCTGGACATCGGGAACTGCCAGCGGAACGGCACTTAATCGTCACGCTATGTTTGATATTGGCTCGCTGATGTATATTTGTTTTGGTAATACAGCAGACGTCTCAGCCCCAGTGGCGACTGATGCCACAAAAGAATATGATGTTTCGGGCGATTCTTTTACTGCAAAATCAGCCGGGCCGTCGCCTGCTCGCTATGATTTGGCCGGAGGCAGTATATAATGGCTACCAAGTATTTCACATATCGACCGCTTTATCTTGGCCCCAGGCTTGGAACAGTGCCGCTCGACTATCATTTAAAAAAAGCGTACGGGACACTCAAATTTGATTTCGAATTAGCGATTGCAAACGGTACACCTTCTGGAGATGGCCGCGAGTTGGGGAGCATCACAGCAGATACGGAGATAATTATAGACGCTGTTTTACAGGGATTGCCGGTGGCGTGGGAAGAAGAAACCAAAGCGAACGCGCAAGAGAAGGTGAAGCGGTGGAAAAAATGACAACAGCAGATCAGTTCATTGAGTTTTTGTCTGATTATCAGGGCGGGATGTCACAGTTTCAAGATGATTACCTTGTTACCGTGCGCGCTGGACTTACTAATTACGGTATGTATAAGCAGGCGTTGCGTGAAATGATGACGCGTCTCCGGTCTATCGCGCAGGCATACTATACGCATGAGATACTAGACATTGAGATAGCGGAGCTTATGGAGCAGGCAGAGATGGCACAGGGGTATGAGTTAGCGCGTATCGTGGCAGAACTAAAGCTAAAGCGCGTTAATTCTGTGTTCGAGCAAAAGCGCGTGAGCGAGTTAGAGGCCGAATTGTCACGCTTTTGGCAACAAGCTCACCATTTTAAGGCATTGGTTGGCGAGATAACGCCAGAACGCCGCAGGGAACTAGAAAACGAATACTGGGACGCTTTACTTACTGAGAGATTTGTTTTATCCGGCGGTGTACCGAATGACAAGCTGTTGCGCGATGTGGGTTCAATGCCGCCAACTTTGCGGCGTGAAATGGTGCTGAAATACACACCAGAAAATTATTCAGTGCTTAGGCAACAGTACCTTGAGCGGGAACTTCCCGCGCTAGACAATATGCCGCTTATTGGCGAGCGCATGGACAAAGAGAAGATAGAGAAAATATTATCAAGCGGCGCGTTCGAACTAGAGGCACAAAATGGCTGATAAATCACTATCGCAGGGTATTACCGACGGCGACGTTACCGCAAATACTGATCCGCAATCGGGGGATTATTTGTATTTGCTGGATGACCCAGCCGGTACACCGGCCAGCAACTACATTACTGTTGGCAATCTCGTATCGTCTGCAACCGTTTTGGCGTCTGGCGCTGCGATGTCGGGAGGGGCGTTCCATGATGGGTTTTCGGATTTTGTTGCAGACGAGCACTCGCCAAGTGCGTCTGCTGGCGAAACCACAACCGGGACGGCGACAAATAGACACGTAACACCAGACGCATTAGCGGGTAGTGATTACGGTAAACGGGTAATCGAGATCATGCACACTCAATCAGATACAGCCGTATCTACTGGCGACGGGACTGTTGGCATAGGGATTACGGCGGAACTGAATGGCTGGAATATCGTTGATTATTACGGGTTTGTTCATACGCAGGGTGTAACTGGAACGACAGATATACAATTGCGGCGACGGCGATCTGGCTCAGATGTAGATGTAATGAGTACAAAAGCCACCATTGGCGCTGAATACTACGCCAATGATGGCGTAATTAATACATCAAACGACGACCTTGCAACAGGCGACCAGTTATATGTTGACGTTGATGCCGTACACAGTGGCACAGCGCCCAACGGATTAACTGTTGCAATCGTTGTGCAATTACCATAGGATTTTATAACACATGAGTAGCTGGACGGATGACTTTTTGGCAAAAAGCGATGATTCGAGACGTCAAATTGTGCGGCGGGCGCGGCATGGTTTGCATTTCGATTTGGGTCGCGGGCGTGTGAGGGCGCATTTTACCGGCGCCCCTTGTCATTATCGCGGTTCCGATGGTCTGTGGAAACCTATATCGACCAGATTGCAATTAGATAGAAGCACAGGTAAATACGGCGCTCCCGGAATTGCAACACGTTTTGATTTGGACGGCACGATTATAGCGATGCGGCATAGCCAGCGAAACACAAGGATTGGGATATATAGCCCACGGAAAGAAGAATTTACGCCGCTGATTGTATTACCGGGCGGGGTTGTGGCGAATAATACGATGATTCGCGAAACACCGTTATTTAGCGAGCACACTTTTCTAAAAGAAAATGGCATAAAGCAAAATATCGTTGTTAATTCTGTTCCGGCGGGATTTGGAGAGGCTATATCCGGCGATATTTTATGTGTTGAGACGTTGATTGATTATGATCTTCCCGATGGTCTCGTTTCAGCATTGCCGCGCTTTGCAGAGTATATGTTTCCGGAGCCATACAGCTATGACGATAGCGGGCGTCGTCTAAAGACATCACGTTATGCAAAAAAAGTGGGCGCATCTCAGTATATTTATACTGGTGTATTGGTTATTGATATTGAGTTGGCGAAATTCCCACTAACCATTGACCCTGATTTTAGCGGCGATACGGCAGATGGGTATATCGAGGGAATAAGTTCTAGCTGGTCTACGGCAAGAGGCACGGCTAGCTCGCATGGTACATCCGATGCGGCGAACAGCGTAGGAGCATATTCGTACTCGTCTATATTTCATGTTCTTCGTCATTTCTATAAATTTGATACATCATCTATTCCAGACGGAGATACAATTACCCAGGTCAACCTAAAATTGACGTGCCAATCGGTACAAGTAACAGGTAATAATTTGGATGTGCAGATTGTGAAACAAGATTGGTCAAGTCAAGACCCAATAGCGTCTGGTAATAGAGAAGCGGCGTATGACAATTGTCTGTCTGGGACATTAGATGATGCAATTTGGCAGAACACATCTGGATTAGTAGCCGGAACGCAGTATGCAAGCGGCAATCTCAATACGGGGTGGGTTAGCAAAACGGGGAATACCTATTACAGTTTGAGATCAAGTCTTGATTATGACAATGATCCCCCGCCCGCATCACCAAACACGCTCGAATTTACGACGATACGGTCATCGGATCATGCTACGCCGGGGGATCGCCCAATACTTACGGTTGAGTATGGCACTGGCTTTGTTCAGCAAGTTGTGATGTTTTAGGATAAATCCTGCGGAACATATACCGCATAGGAGTTTTTAGAACGTGGCGATAGTTTTGGGGGGTAGGGATTTTACCTACGGACATTTGAGCATCGTTGAGAGGCTTCCCAGGGCCTTAGCCTGCCCCCGAATTTAGTTTGCTATTCAGCGGCGATGGTGCAGGCGTCACAATAATAGTCGCCAGCCGTGGTGAGATGTAGATACTCACCACATTCGCAAACGGGCGAATCGTCATCTTGCATACAGGCCACACAATAAAAATCACCCATAAAATCAAAGGCCCCCAAGACTCCGCACCCGTCGCATCTTAGATTTTTCTCAAACGGAACATTTCTTCTCATTGGTTCTCCTTTTATGTGTGGGGTGTGCAGGTGTCGATCCTGCTACCATTCCTGTTTGTGAGTTCAGCGTAGTTTTTGTTTACCCGACCGGCAGGTATACGCCTTGCCCGCTGGCGCTTGAATGGCTATCGCTCCATCGGTTTCTGCTCCATCGCAGACACCCCATGATATTAATTAGAACCGCTCTAAATATTCATCTACACCAAAAACTCTATCGCGCGCACGGTCAGGCACCACGTTGGGTTGGGCGGCTTTCTTGTACTCTCTTTGAACAACTTTTCTGAAATCTTTATACTCAAACTCAACATCAATATGAAGTATATTCTCCATGATTGCCAATGTTAGAGTTTCGGCTTCGAATACAGTCAGATTGTTCTTGACGCAAAACTCTGACGCTTGCTTTGCTGTATACGTAAGTTGACCCATTTTTCTCCAATGGACGGTAGCCGCCCAACGTGCAGGTTCAGCGGCGGCGCGGTTTTGCGCCGGTGATTTCATCGGAATAAATATAATTATCTGTGGACGATTGCCCGTAATGCGTGGCTGTAGCGTCGTCCGCTGTAACGGTGGTTAGGCGGTTTTCGTTGCATGGAACTTTCTCAACACCGAACAAATTATGCTCACCGTTTTCTAACGGCACACCGTCTAAGCAGTACATACACAAGGGCGATTTTCTTAGTAATGCTATTTGATTTACGCTATACATTTTCTCTCCTAAACAAAAACGCCGACAATGCAGTCCCCACCATTTTTTGGGGCGTTTATTTGTGGTCATATTAGAAACCTAACGATTGCTTCAAATGCCCGGCGGTGCTGACTGGATACACTGAGAGCGAGTTATTACCGCCGCTCGTTGTCAAGGCAACAATGGTAATGGGTCAACGTAATTTCTGTTCAGGCGCACAGTAACGTGAAGGTGTGGGCCAGTAGTATTTCCGGTATTGCCGGATAGCCCTATGCGTTGGCCTCGGGTCACATTTTCGCCACTTAAGACAAGCACCTGACTAAGATGGGCATATTTGGATTCATATCCATTATCGTGTTTGATGGTTATATGCTTGCCGTAGTTGAATCTATGATCTTCTGTATGTTGTGACTTCGAGCTAGTCACAATTCCATCTGCGATTGCGTAGATGTCCGTGCCGATTGCTACGCCAATATCAAGACCTTCATGCCCGATCTGCGGCGTTCCGTCAGCATTTCGCATTCCGAATTTGCGGTAAATGGCTTCATTTTCACCGAATTTCTGTGTCACCCATTTGGATAAGGTGGGCCACGCGAAAATGCCGCCTGTTGGCGCTACGGCATCCTCATTGGCTTCCCAGGTGAAGACCTTGTCAGGGAATAGGTTCGGCAATGCTGCGTGCAGAGCATCTTGGATAGCTCTCACGCCATCCCTGTTAATTCCAGAAACGTATATATTGTTGCTTGCGTGGTCGTGCATCATTTCCAAACTTAGTGTTGCCATTTCTCGTATTCTCCTTTTTACGACTTGCTTCACGGGGCGGCGTTTCAATCGTTGCCATCGCTGCCCATGATGTTAGTAAATAATTCCCCACAAATCCACTGCATGTTAAGTTAGAAAAGCGGGCCGGGTTCTCACCGACACGGAGCATATTCAACAATTTATGCGCCTATTCTCAATTGCGCAAGTACATTATTTGCTACTCGTAGGGATGAAATACAGGGATCATCGCCTTCTATGTGGCTCACCCGGAATTTCATAACTAAGCCCTAGCCGCTGTACCGCCGCTTTTCTATTTTCTGGCTTCCCAGATCGCACTCATCGGTTATACAGGGACATTACCGAATGCTACGGCCAGATTTTGTTATAAAGGTTCTACGGGGCTAGTCCCGCTTTCTAACGTTTGCATCAGCGGCTTGGCGGCGTATAGAAAACCGACCTGGCACAACTGATTTTATGATATGGATCGGGCTGATTGCAATCGGGGCAGATAGCCAAGTCCGCTGTATGTGTGGTTAGGTTGCCGCATGAACAACCCAATTCGCCGTTTGATGTGGGATCGGCGGCGATAATTTCATCGGCACGAAGCAACAACTGATACAACTCCGAGCGCGCATCCTGAAATTCATCGAAGCTGTGTTCTAGACTTTGCATAATGCGAAACATTTCTGTAAATTTATCGGCTAACATCTTCACTCCATTCTGGAACATCATCATACGGCATTCCTTCGCCGCACTGGCAACAACATGCCCAGCCTTCATATTCATCAGGTTCATAATATGTGCCTGGGTATCGCTTCCACTTGACTTCTACCTGCGGGTGCTTGCAATCGCTACCACAAGCACCGCTTCCCATACGATGCGGAAATTTATAGGCTGGGCATTGGCATGTTTTTGTTTGTGTCATTTTAGACCTACGTTTAGGCAAACTAACGGTTTAGGCCACCCGCTGTTTGCCCATATTGCCGTCGCTGGCTAAAACGCGAGCGGGCAAACAGTCGGGTGCGCCTGTTGTTAGTGATGCCGTGTGCGCAAGTTTGAATTCAACAACCCATACCCACGGGTTAACGTCCCATCCGTAGCCACGCTGTCCGTTGATGTTGTCCCAAAGCTCTGCAAATTCGACGCGTGGCATATACCGATCGTTTTTCATAAGCCCTTCTGCAAGCGCATTTTCTGTGCTGATTTCCTGCACACGCTCAACGCGCACATCCACAATATCGAGAGTGATCCGGCTCGCCCAGCGTGGCATAAAAATAGATGGACGCCAACTATCACCATGATTACCGCGTGCATCCATCCATTTGTACGATGCTTCCTGCGTGTTCTCGATTTCGATAAACGCATTATCGGCGCGATAGCGAATACCATCAAGGCCGGGATTGTGACTATCGTCGCCGAGTTCTTCAGCCCGCCAAGTTTCGCGCACCCAAATAGTATCAGTCGTACCATCCGAATATACGGAGCCATACGGCGAACCCCTATCGCCATAAACGTCGTGGAATAAATGGGATTGCATAAGGCAATCAGATACATAAAATAAATCGCCATGCCACCATCCGCCGCTCATCGCCATCGGTTGTGGCTTTATTACCCGGCGGGTTTGGGATTTGCGGCCTTCCAGGATTGCATTTACCATTTCGCCGTTAAATAGGATAGGTTTTTCAGCCATAAAGTTACTCTCTTTCAGGCACACTAACGGTTTATTCATTTGCCGGGCGGGTTTGCAAAAATACCCGGCATATTGAATTGACTGGCCGCAAAGCGCCGCGGCCTATCCGGGCGACTAGCCCGGTCTAATGCAATTTTGGTTAGGTGCGGATGCGATAAATCACCAACCCCGCACGAAACACACGCAGATTCAGTATCGAGTTCGCATAAATCAATGCCCAGACTGGCTTCGTATCGCTCTCGCAGTTCCGTCAATGGCAGCGGCGATACATTGCCGCCCGACTGATCCCTAACAATGGCGTAATTTTTGCGCACTGGATGATCTCTCATTGCGGTTTCCCAGTTTTCAATTTCTGCGTATCGTTCAGGATAATTTATGAGAGTGCGCAACCAATCGCCCTGCCCCTGCTTGACGCAGACGCCACCACAATTAGCGTGAGTGTAGCCTAGCGCGTACATTCTAGGTGGCTCAATGCACCAATCGTAGCGTACAACATCCGCATATTTACGGTATTCGATGGGCTTCCAGAGTAATGGATAGTCAACATCCCAACCGCGGGCATTGTAGTTTTTTGTAGTAGCTTCGCAGCGGTGAATTTCTGAGAAATCATAGCCAATGTGAATTGTTACCGGATCGCTGATTGTTTCCAGGTATGCAACAAACGGTTCAATTTTCAATCGGAACGTGCAAGGTGCAATTTTTTGATTTGCTATGATTGACTGATCCGCAAAAACCTGATACGGCGTGCGACCTTCTGCTAGGGTTGTTATTGGCATATTCCAACGGCGGCGGCAATCATCCATGAAGCGGTAATTGTCTCCGTCTTCGATTTTTGTATCCATGAATACGATTTCAACCGCCGATTTTCCATAGCGATTGATAACGCGCTCAACCGTGAGCGCAGATGATAAGCCGGTTGAAAAGCTAATGATGTGTTTCAAAATAAGCACCTAACGATGGCGTAACCCGCTTGTGGCATAGCGGATCACTGATTATTTTGCGCCCGATTGCCACAAGTCGGGTTTACGTTTGGTTAGGTGCGCCGTTTCTTGCACAGTGACCGGGCGCTGGCCGCAATTTGGGCATAGATTTTGGTAACCATCATGCCGACAATGCAGTCCCCACCATTGATCGCCACAAAAAAGACATTTTCTCAGAAAATGCACGGACTCTTCCCCAAAATCGCCGTCGCTTTTGGGATATGAATCAAATTCACATTCGCATATTTCTATGTAGTCGTTCATAATTTAGCACCTAACGTTTTAGTAACCGGCTTGGCGGGTTAGCTCAGAGCCATTGCCGGGAGATATGATAATTTGCTAGACTTCATCGTTTTGCGCCGCGGTAGCCCGGTCGGGTTCACTTTGGGTTAGGTTTCGTGACGGCTTATCGTTGCTAACCATATCGCTGCTTTGATACAATTTCATCCAGCACGTATCACCATTGCACGTTCTCGAAACTTCATCGAGATAGAATGCAACCCAACCACGACGGCGGAGATATTTTGCCATTAGCCTATGATGAAACCTTAGTGCGTTGTGCATTGTTACTGTAATAAATTCTGACATATTAACCTTCCTTCAGAAACCTAAGGTTTGCTTCAAGCGCCGACGTCTTTTACTTCTTTACCATTCACAAAAGTGCGATCCTTAGCTCCGGGCGCGGCGTAGTCCACGCCAAAGGCGGTCGCTTGCAAGTTTTGTTGGGCGGCTTTCTTTGTTAGGAAGTCGGTAAAATCTTGCAATGCCCATCGAACACCAGCCGTCAACGATGACGGATTTTCTACTTCTAAAATAAACTCGGATAGCAATTCTTCATAATCCATTTTGTTGCCTTCCTTTTCTTGGACGTGTCCGCCCAACGTTTAGCATAACCAGCCGGGCGATTACACCCTGAGCTTGTTAGCCTACAAACTACTTGAATAATTCACCCTGCTTACCCTCGGGCGATAGCCCGGTCTGAGTTGATGCGGGGTTAGGTTGCTCTATGCCATCAAATAATCCGGCTTGCCCCATCGCTCGCATTTTCCAGGCTTCTGGAATTGGGCGAGTGTAATTACATTCGGGCCAGTTGGGACATCCAAGAAAT